CAAGAGGTTTACCTAATTTTATAATTGCTCCAGATCTTTTAGCTAAACCATCTAATATAGTAAACGGTGTTTCTGCTTCATCTCCGCCAAACCAACTAGTAATACCATCAAGAGCACTTGATGCCATATTACCCATCGATGCAAATACACCACCGATAGCTTGACCAGCAACTGCAGCAGTTAATGCTAACCATGCACCTGCTATTGCTAATAATCCTCCAGCAAGAGGAATCATCTGATCAATACCTATTTCATTTTTAAATCTCGCTAATGCATCTATAATCGCATGTACTGGAGACATAAGACCTCTTGATAGTTTATCAAGTGCTCCTACATTTACATCTGGTAATTTACTAAATATCCATGCAACTACCCAAATAACACCAGCTAATAATATCATACCTACTGCTCCTAATAATAATCCAGCTGGAGTCAACAACATGGCAAGACCTCCTATAATCGCCATTGGTATTGCGAACATTATTAAAGAAATTGCAGCATTTATAGACCAATCCATTGGAGGTGCTATGAATGTATCAGGCAATACACTGAAAAGCCAAGCAACCGCTAAAATACCTATCGAAACAGCGACAACTCCTAAAAGACCTTGTAACATTCCAGGTACACCAATAATCTTAGTTGCTAAAGCTATTGCAATAAAACCAAAAGAAAACACAAATAAGGCTAAACCGACCTTTAAAGACCAATCAACAGGAGGTGCTTTAAATTCATCCGGTAATAGCATAGTTATCCAAGCGGCAGCTACAAGACCTAATGCAACTATTGGAATTGCGATTCCCGCCATTAATAAACCTTTAGCACCTAATCCTCTTGTAGATCTCGCTAATACAGCAAAAGTAGCAGCAAACATAAAGAGTGCTAAACCTACCTTAAACGACCATTCTAATGGTGGTTGTTTATATTCATCTGGTAACATCATAGTTATCCATGCAGCAGCCACGAGGCCTGCTGCAAGTATTGGAATTGCTAATCCTACCATAAGTAAACCCTTAGGTCCAATTCTCCTTGTTGCTTTTGCTAATATTGCAAAAGTAAAAGCAAACATCCAAAGTGCCAAACCTACTTTAAACGTCCAATCAACTGGTGGTGATTTGAAATCGCTAGGTAACATCATAGTTATCCAAGATGCAGCAACAAGACCCATTGCAAGTATTGGAATTGCAAGACCTACCATAAGTAAACCCTTACTTCCCATTCCTTTTACTGCCTTCGCTAATATTGAAAAAGTAAAAGAAAACATCCAAAGTGCCAAACCTACCTTAAACGTCCACATTAATGGCGGTGCTTGGAAAGTACTAGGCAACATCTGTAATATATGAGCTGCTGCTACAATACCTAGCGCCATTGCAGCCATCGCAAGAGGAACCATCGCAAGAGTTTTCATACCCTTTTTATTCATTGAAATTTTATTCTTTACTAAGGAGTTAAGAACTTTACCGATCGCCCATGATATTGGAATAAATATGACGGCAATAGCAAGCGCACTAACAAATTGTTGGAGAGTAATAGGCATCATTAATTGAAGAACCCATGATGATAATACTAAACCTACTGTCATACCGACCATCGCTAGGACAGCAATACCAACTAGCTTTAAGGCTGCTTTTGCGCTAAAGTCTGCGATATTATTAGTTTTTCCACCCATTCCTGATTTTTCTATAGCTTCTACTAATTTTATAAATGGTGGTATAATAAGCATAAATAACCCCGTTAGGGCTATTGCAGTTATAAACTGACCGACATTAGGAACTGGCATAATACTTAATAGACCTGCAGAAATAAGTAACGCTGCTGCAATGCCAACCATGGCAAATGCGGCTGTTGCAAATCCACCCATCCCGGGTATTTTTGGACCTCCTCCTTTTATTTTTTCTGCTTTACCTTTACCTTGTGCTTTTAAAATATCTCTAATTTCACCAAGAATTGCAGTATGTCTTTTGAGTTCTTTCGATGTGTCGACGGCAGCCTTCTTTAAATCAATGGTTATAATACCATGCATTTCTTGCGTCATTAACATAGTATGCTCGCTAGCAGCTGCTATTCTCTGTAATGGATTAAGAAGTAATGCTATTTCTTTATTGCTCTTCATAAATTATTGGGGTGGTGATTTCTTTTACCTATACTATATATCCAAAAAATCCATCGACTAGGATGGATTTTAAGGATTACATTTTCGGTATTTTCATGTTAGGTATTTTCATGTTAGGCATTTTCATATTACCCATTGCACCACTCTGTTGTTCTTGTTGACCTTTATTTGCATCACTTTCACGTTTTAAATGATCGAGAAGCTCTTTAACAAGATATTGGAATTCATAGTATTCCATGTTATCAAGTTCCGAAGGCTGTATGTGTAATTTAAGATATACGTAAAACTTCGTTTTAAAGAAGTTCTCCAGCGAAATCTTGAACAATGAAAAGAGATTTGATTCCGTCACGAAAGTTGATAGGAACTTCAACGTCCTCCCCACCGTCTAGCGTTACCAGCATATTAGGCTGAACACCAATCTTCATTTTTTCTGCTAATTTATAAATTAAACTATATTTCTTATTTGACCATCCATTCATTTCCATTTCAAAATCAAAGATTCTCTTCTTATCAAAACCTCTCCACTCACTTATAAGATATGGCATGATTTGAAGTACTGATTGATCTATTTCTACACCCTCTTCTTGACGGTCTTTAATATATCCAGTCATCTGTTGCATGATACCGACTGAAGGTGGTCTCATTGTAATTGTACCAAATGATTTAGTTTGAATTAAGAAAGTTTTATCATCTTTACTATAGTACTTATCAAGTTCTTTTGGTATTGAAAAATACTGGAAGTATTTCTTCTCAACAGCAATACTATGAGTTTTACCCTTTTTATCTTTATGGTCTAACGATAAAGCTGATTCAGGTTCTGGGAATGTTAAATCTCTTATTGATAATATAACATAGAATCTATCTTCTTCACATAAATCCTTATACGACATCATCTTTTTACCAGATTTAACCCTAGTACATGATTCTAATATACTGTTAAGTTTAGAATCGACATCTAATATACTTTGTTCGTCTACTGTAGAAAAGTGTCTAATTTCTAAAACTTTCGCAGAACGAATAGATACTTCAGTATCGGTTGGGTAAAACATACCTGCTGAAGGTAATTCTACTGTAGGAATATCATGAAAACCTAAATGAAAATCTGCAGATGCTGCAGTATCTGGTTTAAATCTTTCCATATCAACTTTACCTTGCTCTACTCTTTCGTCGGTAGATGCTTCTCCTGCATTTTCTGCTGAAGTTACGAGATTTTTATAATCTTCGTTTAAATCTTTTTCTGTCTTTTTGTCTTTGCTCATTTTATTTGTCTTTAAGTTTACTTATTTTAGTTTTGTCCCATTCTTTCGAAGTTATTGGTCTCTGATTAATTTCTTTTTCTATCAAATCTCTTATAAAAGCAGAAATTGATATTGGTCGTTCTTCATTTTCTAATGCATCGTTTAAGATTATTCTATTAATTGTTGTTACCATTTCCTCCGACAAAAGAACCTGTAGCTTCTTATTTAGTTTGTTTGTCATTGTCTTGTATTATTAGTATAACATATTATGTTTTTGTTTCAAAAAATAAAAGGCAATCACTATAATTGCCCTTTAAATTAGTTTTAATTATTATTAAGAAAGTACTTCTTTCCAAGTATCACATCTCCAAGAAACTTCTAAAGCTTGTGGATCTGCAGATTCGTAACTTAATTCTGCTGTCATTCCTAAACCAGAAGTAATAAATGCATCTTCTAAAGTAATAGTTCTGTAAATATCTCCAGCTCTATTAAACTGTACAACAATAATAGTTCCAGTATAATCTTTCTTAAGACCCATTTCTCCAGTCTGTGGATCATATTGTGAAGTATACCATTGTCTTATAGTCTTATAAAGATAAGCCTGATTAGCGTCATTCAAGTTTAATGAAAAGTTAACAGTAACATCAGCTGCAGAACCATCTGGCATTCCAGCGTAAGAACGAGTAGCAAATTTGTATTTTTGTTCTACTGCTGCAACTTCTTTGTATAATGAATCTAATCCACTAATTGAATTAATGTGCTGTAATAATAGACCTGAGTCTTTTACTCCAGCTGGAGGTAGAATTGTAACCTCAAACAGGTTCGACTGAACAGGCTCGAAGTGTTTACCCTTCTTGCTTGTTTGATCTTGTGAATAGTGTGGTAATGCCATAATTTTATTTATTTATTTTTAATATATATTCGTATTTTCTATAAGAAACTACCAGTTGCAATTTCTCCAGTATTAAGAACTGTTGTTCTATGAACTACAATTTCTAATCCTTTAACAGGTTCAACGTAAGTATCTACAATTCCCATGTTATTATCAATTACTTCAGTATCATTGTTAGTAGAATCCATGATGTTTTTAAAGTCGTAAACTCCACCATCTTGTTTAACTGATTCCATAAATGAATCGACTAAAGTTTTAATCTCTAATCTAGTCTGAACAGTATTGAATTCGAAAACATAATCTTTAAGAATATCTGCTATTCCATTTTGGATGTAGATTAATACTTCTCTTACGTGAGCAGAACTTAAAGCAGATTTTATTGCTTGTTGTCCTGTTTTATTTCCAAGAATAGTTAAACCAACTCCTCTTTGGAAAACAATTGGATTAATTCCAAATGGCTCTAAAATATCTCTATCAGCTTTATCAAAAGTATATTCAGCTCCGACAACTCCAGGACCAGATACAACTCCTCTACGAGGACCTGCAATAATAGACCAAGGTGTAGCAGCGGTATATTTATCTAAGTAATTGTTAGATACGTAAGCAGCTGGTGGAACAATAATGTTTTTACCATTATCTTTTACTAATAAACCAGGAGCATAATAGAACGCGTAGTTAGCTCCTTGAGTAATTCCAGGTAAAGCATATAAAGTTGTAGGATTAAGAGCTAAATTTCCTCCTTCTTTAATAAATGAAGTTTTAAACGCTGAAGTAGTAGCATCTTTAAAAGAAGGGTTAGTTGAATTCTTAAAGTCTTTAACAGTAGGTGCATTTAAAATAGCAGAAGCATTTTGTCTTGTTCTTGCTAGTGTTGAAATCTGATGTTTAGTTAATAAACCAGGAGAACTGAAAGTATCTACAATGTATCTAAAGTCTATCATATCCTTATCTGCAAGTGCTCCTGCAAGTCCAGTTCCAGATAACATACCTAATGCATTTGGAATTGTAGCAGCTGCGAATGTAGCTCCGGCTACTGAAATTGGAGTATATTCTGATGCAGCACTTTCGAATGGTTTGTAGTATATCACAGATTCTACAACGTGTACATTTTCAATTATACCGTTTATAGCTCCTCCTTTAGTAACAGCAGCTGAAATACCAGATGGGGCTGTTAACTCCCAGAAACCTGTAGCGGTAGCAACTGCTTGACCGTGGATAAGTGGTGAACTTGCTGTAATTCCAGTACTTGCTTCTATTTCAAATATTTGAGATGCGTAACTTTTATATGTAAGTGTTTGACCGCCTGCGAATATTAAAACACCAGCTGGTCTTATATTACCAATTGCTCCAGCAACTGTTAATTGAGTACCATTTAGAGCATATCCAAAAGATGTTCCAGTAGCTGCAGCGTCTTTTGCAACAGCAGCTGCAATACCAGTAACAGTTAACTCGTAGAAACCAACGTGAGAAGCTGTGTTTGTACCATCTACAATTGGAGTACCTCCTACAGTATCTGATACGACAGTAAGCGTAAGTGTTGATATTGCTGAATATCTTACTGTTCCATTTCCAGCTAGGGTAAGGACTCCAGCTGATGGCATACCAGTTACGCTTGTTAATATTAATGTAGAATCTCCAGTTGTAAATACTCCACCATTATTTAGTGAAGTTACGAACGCAGTTGATGCAGTTTCATTATCTATGTTTGAAATTGCAGTAGTTGCTGATACTGATGGTGATAAATCAGTATATGTTAAATTTCCAGAAGCTTCCCAATTAGTTGCATCTTCAACATATAGTGTAGTTGCACCTGAAGCGGCAGCCATAGCAAAATCAGAAGGTACAGATGCGACTGCAGCTAATGAATCATGGTCAACTGTAAATAATGCAGTTGGTACAGTTGACGCTGTTTTATCTTCTACTGTAGTTGGGTGGAATGAACCATTAAGGGCTCCACCTGCGTCATCGAATTTTACGTTATGGTCAACTGCTGGTGTTGTTGAATCTAATAACCAGTTAGTTGCATTAGCAGCATATAATACTGTTGCACCTGATGCAGCAGAAACTGATAATGCAGAAGCTGTACCATCTTGAAAGTCCTCATCATCTATAAGTAAAATAGCTGTTTTATCAATTGGAATGTCTGTCTTAATAGTAAGTGTAGTAATATTAGATACTGAAGTATCAGTACCTACTTGTAATACCCTTGCAAGTCTTCCAGCATAATTAGTTGTATTTGCTGGTAAATAATCTCCTTTTGCTATTCCAATACTTGTTGCTGTAGTACTAGTGTCATAAGTTATTGTACATGTTGGTATGTTATTAAGATCGTTAGTAAATGTAACTAAAGTTTGTTCTTTAACATCTCCAGTGAATGTAGATTGTCTAAGAACATTCTCATAGCTAAGGAAACTTGTCGCGATGTTTGCATTAATTCCATGACCTACTTGATTAACATTATTTTTGTTAGATACTATATCAGCAAGAACTCTATCTTCATCAATCGCACAGAATAAACCAGTTCTTCTAGCTTCTGCATTAATCATTGATTCAATATAAACATTCTGTCCTTCCATAGTTTTAAATCCTGGAAGTAAAGAACCTGTATATTTCGCTAATAATGTAACGTTTCTTAAGTTTGAAAATTCATCTAAATGAATTTTTTCAAGTCCTGTTGCTGAAAAGTACTTACCGAATACTGGATCTGTATCTAATAATGAAGGAGTGAATGTACCTTTAAATACAAAAAGATCAATCATAAAGTCAGATAAATAATCTTTAGCATGTAAATAATCTGGAACATTTCCAGCACCATACCATTCTTCAGCTAATACTTCAAATCCATCAACATCCTTAGCAGTTCTTGCAACGATTGTAATATCTGCATTCTTTAAGTTTGTGAATGAAATTACTTTATCATTAGTATTAGAAACTACTGATAATAGAGCAGTATCTGTTGGTTTCATGAATTTATCCATATCATGGAAATTAGTATATGCACTTGTACCACTAGCAACTAAACTACCAGGAGCAGTAGAACCTTCAGTCCATAGCGTTGCATGAGCTCCAAGATCATTACTATCGAATGATTGCATGTTTAAAGCAAGAATAGGACCTCTTGTTAATGCAGCTAAACATGATCTATGGAAGAACATTCCAAGAGTTTCTAATGCTTTATCTGTACCTCCATATACATTTTTGAAATCTTCTTGATTTTCGATAAGTACTGGAGTGTTGAAAGGACCTTTCTTAGAGTGACCTACCATTAATCTTAAAGTGCTAACATTAATGTTTGAAGTTTGCGATTTGTCAAATTCTAAGCGGTAAACACCTGAACTCTTAAATTGTCTTAATTGAGGACTAATTGCCATAATTTATTAATTTATTTTTTCTTTAGTTATATATCTAGTTTATCTGCGAAATTTACTATATAATATCATATATGTCGTATTGTAAATCGCCTGGTGTTGTGTTGTCTTTATATAGTACTTCTTCCATTATCTTTATAGTATCATGTTGTGTAAAATCTAAAAGTTCTTCAATATAATCAGCATACGCTGTTGTGTTAAAAAATTCTGTTGAATTTACGCAAGACATTATTATATCATCATTGCCTAATTGGGCACCATATGATCCGTTAGTAAGAGAACCAAAAACAGATGCTTCAGTGACTGTTTCAAACTCATTAATCTTAATTCTATTACCTTCTACTAATTTTTTAAAGTTTTGACAAAATACTGATTTATTTGCTGAGTTTAATTTAAGTCCATGTTTTACTACCTTTGAATCATGTCTATGTTTAAATCTAAGTACCATCTCATCTTCAAATTCATTTCTAGAAGGAAATACTGTTCCCATATATTTTAATAATATACTTCCATATGTATTGTATTCTATTACCATCTTAACATTCTCTCCGTTAAAAACTTCTAGAGCTAGTGTGTATAAAATCTTTGCAAAGTCTTCAATAGTGTGTTCGTTGCTTCTAAATAATGCAACTTGTTCTAATCTAAAGAAGTCATACATCGCTCCTGGATTTATTGAATTCTTTATATCATCGTGTTCCATTGCATTAACTTCAAAAACATTAATAATTGAATAGTCACCTCCTGAACCTTCAGCAATATCTACTGAAAATAACCAAAATCTCTTTTTATTTTTAGCATCTTCTGTATCAAAGCCTTTTCTAAATCCTAAGAATCCTTGAGTTTCCGTATGTATATTTGAAAAGTCATCTAAATCATGCCAATCATAAGGTCCCATAACCTTTCTAAAGTTCTTTAGAGAAATTGGACTTAATAATAAAGAAGATGCAACTGCAAATTCGTTACCATATTGTCTATTAAACGCCTCTTCAGAACCAAGATTTGCCATCTCTCTTTCATACCATTCATCGTCTCTATCAGGATGTTGCCACCAATCTATTCTAGTTGGTATGTACTCATTATTTCCTTTAACTGCATTACTATAAATCTCATGAAACTTATTAAATCCATTCTGTGTTGATGTAATATTGATACGAGAAACTTTCGATGATGATAACGTAGGATATACATTCTCATAGAAACTATCTACAATCGTTGGATGTACATGGGCAAACTCATCTAAATATAAATTATGTATTGTAAAACCAATACCGGCCTTTGCTGTTGTTGATTGACCTACAAGTCTACAACCATTATCAGCTCTCATTGACATTACATCGTATTTTAAAATACCTGGCTTCATAAAGAATGGAAGATTCTCCATTACAACCTTAGCCTTATCTATAATTTCTTTTGTTGTTTCAGCTTTATTCGCTAAAAGTAAAGTAGTCTTATCATAATTGAATAACATATACCATGCATTAAAAATAGATGCGGTAACTGTTTTACCCATTTGTCTTGCTGCTACTACAACATTAAATCTATTATCTTGGAAACTTTTAAGTAAATCTTTTTGATAATCTCTCATCTTTACTTTTTGGATTCCCTCATCTGTCATTACAACAGCATACGTCTCTGCAAAGTATACAATATCTTTAGCACATTTAGCTATCTCTGTAATTTCTTCGTTAGTATATTCAAAAACAATATTACCCTTACGAAGCATTTGTTTACCCTCATAAAACGGCATACGAACTTGAGGCTTATAACCTTTGTCAAGCGCGATCATTAAATCGTTTATACTTTTAGTAGACCAAACCTGTCTTTCGCTTGAAGCATCTGATTCCTCCTTTGGAATCCATTTATTATCTCCTACAAAATCTGACATTATTCTTTCGTTTCTTCAATATCGGTTGAATCAACATCTTCAACCTCATCTGTATTTATACCATCTCTAATTAATCTCATTAAATCTTTAGAACCTCTCATTGTATTTGCGTCACTTGAATCTCCTCCAGCCTCTTCTATTGTTCTGGTATCATCTTTCTTTCTATAGATTTCAATATCTCTTGCAATTCTCTTTGTAGATTCTTCAGTCGCCATCAAATACATGGTCTGTGACTTAATAATATCAAGCATTGATTTTTGAAGGGTAGCAAGCACCTCAAACATTCTTGGTGCAATCTCTCCACCTTCTATAGTTTCAAGTAGAATTGTTAGAGCTCTTTCACCTGCAGTTAGCTGGTAAACAAGAGAAGCCATTGTCATCTCATCGATAGTCTTCTTAGCTTGGATATATTCATCACGTTCAATAATATCCTCGTCTAGGTAGAATTTCATAAGAGCTGAAATAGTTTTCTTTGCGCTCTTGGTGGATGCTGTTTTGATTTCCTTAAAAGATGGTAAAACTTCACGCTCTTTTACTGGAAGCATTGGATCAGTTACTACCATTTCTTCAATAGTTTCTGTATCATTTCCAATTAAACTGTCCAAATCTCTTCGTATATCCTCCGCTTGGTCTTTAATTGTTTTCTTCTGTTCTGACATAAATAAATTTGTTTATAGAGTATATATCTCAATTATGCTATCTAGCATTCTTGAACTTCTGATACCCTAATGATGGAATAGCATTATCAATAACTAATGCGTGCTGATTATCTCTAACTACGTATTGGTTTAATATGTTCTGCATCTCAGTAGTTTCAATTGCTTTATCGAATATTCTAAGGCACGTAATATTAAGCTTACCACCCTTAAGAATATAAGGTGACGTGTTAGTCCAATATTGTTGTCCTCCTACCATATCTTTAGTTTGAGTAAACTCTTGAACCATAGAACTAACATGTCCTGTTACTGATAGGCTATATAACATAACTTGAATATTTTCAGAATTATTCATAATATTTACGGCAATACCATACCACTTGGTTTTGCTTAAACTTGTGTTGTGTGTGAAGTCATTTACGACACCATTAATTATTACACTTATCTTTAATGTACTTATTTTAACATCAAAACCACCTTGAGATATATTATCACTAATAAGGTGATAACCTACAGTGTCTGTTATTTCGAAAGTTGGTCTAAACCATGCGGTTACTGCAATCTGTCCGTTTATAGGCATATTAGAAGCTGTTGCATATTTAAGTGCATTTACTCCCGTAGCTACTTTGCTTAAATCATAATGATTATGTGAAACTGTTTGGAAGTTATTTACAATAGCTTCATCAACTATAGTTAAGCCAGAATCAATATATGTTCTAGAACCATCTTCTAATACTCTAGTAATTGTCTGAAACTGTACTGGATTTGAATCTTTTGTTTGTTCGTCTTTAATCTCTTCACCAAATACTTCTTCAATTCCCGTTATTAAATCGTCTGTTGCCGTTTCATATGCACCTTTAATAACTGAACTTCTATCTTGATATTTAGTCAATTTTAATCTCCAATAGGATCTAGTAGCATTAAATTCGTCGGCGATACTAACGGAATTTACCTCATACATTTTATTGGTTATAGGTATATACATATAATCTCTTGCTCGCGGTCTAACACCAGAACCAAAAATTGCTTTAAACTTCTCATGTACAATATGAACTTCGAATTCTGCAAACTCCATTCCGAAAATATCGAATGTAGCTGCTTCTTCAGGGAATTCATTATCAGGTACTAGTATTTTTATATCGTCTTTTGCTGCGACGTTATGTAGTGAATACTCCATTAAAGTCACATCTTTAGTTCTAACATCTGCTGTAGTCCTAAAATAATTAACAGTATGTCCGAATATGTCGCTTACTATATTATTAAGCTGTTTATATAGATTACCGGACTTATTTTGAGCATATGGATTGAACAATGTTAAACTATCACATGTTGGTTCAATATCTGCTGCTCCTAATGCGCCAAATGGATCCGAACAACCAAGACCTACACATGCACTAGTAGCTGAACTGCTAGATGTATCACTAGATGTGCTGGTATCAACGACAACAGCACTCGCGCTATCCTCACCAGTTGCTATAATTTCTGCAGTTTCTTCTACAACAACAGGTGGAACGTATGGTGCTATTACTTCACGACTTCTAGGTCTCGTTGATATTCGCTGACCTATATTATATGATTCAACTGTTCCGTTATACTCTGAGGCAACAAAACCTTGGAATTCAGAAGGCGCAGTAGCTATGATAAATATATAAAATACTTCAGATGCCCTGGATAGTGCTCTCTCGGATCCGATTAATTCCGACATAGGTCGCTGGCCACCTTCAGGTCTTTGTCCTCTGTCTGTTAATGCCCAAGTATACGTATATCCATCAAGCTGAAGACCTGTTGGTGTATTACCTCTTTCCGGCAACAAATCTAAGAAAAACTCAGTACGTTGAATTTCACCACTACTAGACCTCAATGG